AAGGTATGGCTCGACGATGCCCCTAAAACGATCTTGCGCCTGCTCAATGGTAAGGTCGGGGTTGTCTTTAACCATGTCGCGGATCTCGTTGATCACTTGCTGGCGCTTGGTCTGCACGTTGAGCCAAGCATTAACGTCTTGTGGTTTGGTCACAGTGACATCGCCGCGCTGCTCTTTCTTCCATTTGCCCGCATCGCCAAACTGGCCCCACTCGGCCAGACTGGTGGTTTGGTTGATGAGGTTTCTGGTGATCTCGTCGGTGCGCGATTTCTGACCTTGGTTGGCTTTCGATACCATGCCATCGAGCGTGTCCATGAAAGGCTTGCGCTGGCCCTCCGGCGCGGTCGTGACGATCTCGCTGATGAGGCGCTGGTATTCACGCTTGTGCGTGTCGGGATCAGCCATGCTGATGTCCTTCTCCGCGTTGTAGGAAAAGATTTTCTGCCAGAGGTCGCTGAACTTCGTGGCCTGCTCGGCTTGCCCTTCCGGTGTGTCGGCATACTTGAAGCCGCGGTATTCTTTCATCTTGTTGATGAGTTCCCGCGGCGCATCGATGTCGGGACGAGTGTAAAACTTTTCGATGTCTTCGTTGGTGATGGCGGCGCTCTCGGTTTCCAGACTGGTGAGCATCTGGTTGTTGAGGTCGTCGAGAAGCTGGGCGTGGGTTCCCTCGGCCATGCGCCGGAATTGCAGGACTTGTTCGGGGCGTAGCTTGTGGGGGTTCTTGCCTTCCTTCTGATACTTGGCCAGTTCGCCGCGCCACTGGGCGGGGTTTTGCTGAATGGCGCTGGTCATGGTGTTGACCTTCTGCTCCTCCTCAAATTTCAAAATTTTCGCGTCGGCTTCTTCTTTGCTAAACACCCCAGCCTGCGCCCCGCGCTGGTAATAGGCCATGCCGTCTTCAATGCGTCCTTCGTTAAAGGCGCGCTGCGCGCCGTTTTCAATGCTCTGGCGGTAGTTGTTGACCCGCTGCACCGCGGCCTTGCCCCGCACCTCGGCAGCGGTCTTGACGCGCAGGGTGTTAATTGACTGCTCCAGCTTGCTGGAAGAAAGCGGGCTGCTCATGCGGAGACTGGCCCCGCGCTCGGCCAGTTGATTGTCATACTTTTGCCAGACGTTCTCCCACTGGTCGGCGGGCTTGGTCAAAACTTCTTCCTCAAAGCGCGAGACAACGTCGGTCTTGATGGCGTCGAGTTCGGCCATTTGCGCCTCGTCGTGGGCGCGGCCCAAGCGCACGGCAAAATCGCCCAGCGCGTTGGAGGCCCGCATTCCCGCGCCGCCCAGAATTTCCATGCCCGCGCCTGTGCCTCCGGTGTCAAAAGCGGCTTCGGGCAGCGGCTGCGGTTGCAGCATGCTCATGCCTTGGGCGACAAGTTGACCGGCCCCGCGCAGGCTGGGCGTGCGAATGGACGACGGATCGGTCAGCACCGCGGAGTTGCCGGTCTGCGGAGCGTTGGGAATTTGGGCTACGGGGATGTTGGCCATAAAATTATCCGGCGCGGTAGACTCCGTAGTTAAAGCCCATGTTGGCCACGTTGCCCGCGCCTTCCAGAAGCGATCCGTAGGATCCCATGCGAAGCGCATTGGCCTTGTTGTATCCGGCCATGCGCTCGCCTGCGGCGGTGTTCATGGCCAAGGAGTAACCCTGCTTGGCCGCGCTTTTCTGGAAGTTGGCCGCTTCCATTTCGTATTGCGCGGCGGTCTTGTCCAAGATGCTGAATCCGGCTTGAAAGCGTTCCATCGCTCCTTTGCGGAAGTAGGCGGTGCGCTCCAAGTTGGCTTTGTAAAGTTCGTCGGCTACGCCCAGTTCCAAGAGGCCCGCGGTTTCGGCCATGACGGCCAAGGGCGAACCGGCGCTGGTCACGCCGCTTTTGGCGTAGCGGGCGCGTTGCGCTCCCATGAGGCGGCTGTTTTCGTCGCGCATGCGGGAGGCGCGTTCCCTCGCCTCCTGCTCCACGCGCAGCGCCTGCTGCTCGTATTGGGCGGCGTTGGAAAACTGCGCGTCAAACTGCATCTGTGCCGCTTGGGACTGCAACATGGCCTGCCGGTTGGCCAGTTCGGCTTGGTATTGCGCGGCTTGAACTTGAATCTGGGCCTGCTGCTGGGCCACGCGGTAGTTGTAGTCCGACATGCGTTGCGCCGCGGCAGCTTGCTGCTGCTGGCCGTAATATTGCATGCCCGCGCTGACCGCCGTGGTGGCGATGGCGACTCCGGCCAAAACGGTTGCGGTAACTCCGGCCATATCAGTTCAAAATTTTGACGAGGTGGGTGACGTCCTCGTCGGTCTTGGTGAACCCGTTTTTCTGGTGGAACTTGACCAGCGAATCCTGCCTGCATGTGGTCATCATGGCGTGGTAGCCGGTGGCCTTGGCCTCGCCGGTTAAAAACGAATCCAAGTGCCGGAGGGCTTTGACGGCGCGGCCCGCGTTGGCCTTGGGATTGCTGACCATGTATTCCAGCCAGCAGACCGGCGACGAGTTGTCCATGTAGAGCCATGCCGCGGCGGTGTCCTCGGTCTTTTCGCCCTCGGCCCAGTAGGCGACCACGCCCAGCTTGGGCAAAAAAGTTTGCGGCACCGGATTCCATCCGTGGCCCGTCCACCACGCGCAGACCATGTCATAGTCCCGCGCTGGGTCGAACATGCGAAGTTGGATGGCGGCTTGGCTCATGGGTTTAGTAAAATCACACTAATGTCAATCCCCGAAGGCGTCGAGCTTTGCGACAAGGGCGCGGACGGTCAGCGGATAGGGCAAGGTTTGCCGGAGGTAGATGTCGGCGTCCTCCGAATAGTTGCCCGCCAAGACAACCTCGGTTTCGCCGGAAAAGGGCGGCGGGCTGGAATCCATTGGGTCGTCAAAGTCGCGGGGATACATCCAGAGCCATTCGCTGCCGTCGGTGCTGGCCTGCCCGCCCAAGGACTTGAAAAGACTGATTTCCACGCGGTTGATCCGCTTTTTGCGCCCGCGGGTCGGGCCGTCCTGCATGTCGTAGTCCAACTTCATGGGCTGGAGCAGGCTGGTAAAGGGCAGTCCCACCAGCACCTTGCTGGCTGGTTTGGCCAAGGTGATCTGCCCGCCGGAGACAACCGCATTGGGCTGGACGGCCCCGTCGGCCAAAACGCTGACCGTTTTGCCCTCAAGGTATCCCAGTCCGGTGATGACTTGCGCTGGTGCGCCTTCGTAGCGTCCGGCGCAGTCCAGATACCACCAGTTCTCCTTGGATTCCGCATCGAACTGGGCGCGGAAGTCGGGTTTGAAGCGTTCGATGTAGCGTTTGGTCTGCCCGTTGATCGTGCGCCGGACAGCAAACCAGACCTCGTCGTCGTCGCTGCCCAGTCCGTAGACGGTGGCCGCGCTTTCAAAGGCTCCGTCGGTCAAGTGCCGGTGCCACGCAACAACCTCTTGGTCGCGCTCGTAAGACATCCCCACCAGTTGGCCATCGCCGCGCACCGCCCAAAGGACGGCGTCTGGCTGTTGCTGGAAGGCCACTTCAACCAATTCCCCTTGGGTGACATGCTCGGCCAGCACCGTCAGATCCGGCGCGACCCATCCGTCCTGTTCAAACTTGTAAACCAGTTCGCGCACCTTGCGCCCGCGGCGCTGGACAAAGAGCAGGACGTCGTTAAGCAGGACGGCCCGCATATACTTCGATCCGTAGCTGGCTTGGCGTCGGGCGCTGATGTTGGTCGCGGAAAAAGGCTCGCTGTCGGTCGCCCCGCCCACCGTCCATTCGTCGCCGGAGGTGCCGACAATCAACTGCTTCTGCGAGAAGATCCAGTTGATGCGGTTGCCTTCGTTAGAGGCAATGGTGAAGGACAGCCCGTCGTCCTCCTTGCCGCCCAGTTGGAAGTTTTCAAAGTCATCCACCTTGCTACACCAGACGGTGTTGGGTTGGCTGCTGGTGCCGCCGAAACACAAACGCTGTTCGTGGAAGGTGACGGTGCGCGGAAATCCGCGCAGGGTGCTGAAAGCCGCCTCGCTCCACTGGGTGGTTGCGGTGATGACCGATCCCAGCCACTTGTTGACGGTGGCTCCGGCGCTGGTGCCGCTGGCCACGCTGTTGATGGTGAAGGTGCCGCCGCTGTTGAAGTCGGTGCTTTCAAGAAAGACGCGGGCGTTGGTGTTGCTGGCGTAGTTAAGGATTTGCAGCTTCAGTCCGACGCGCTCGGTTTCGGTGCCGGTCGCGGTGAAGTTCCGCGCTGTTCCCAAGGAATTAAACTCACGCACTACCTCGTAGGCGGTAAATCCGCTCCCGCCGTTGGCGTCCATTTCCTTCTGCGGGATGCGGAGAATGCGGACAGTGCCGATCCATGTGCCTACCGTGGTGATCGTCCAGTCGCCTTGGATGTCGAGGGTTCCGGTCGAGGTCTTGTTGGCGTCAATGGTTTCGGTGAGTGATCCGCTGGAGCGCGGCCACTGGATGGCCCACTGGCTTCCGACATGACCGGCGGCGAAGGTCGAGGCGCTGGCGGTCAGCGTGGTGGTGCCGCTCGACGCGCTGGAGGCAATGGTCACCGCGCTGGTGTTCATGTCGCGCAGCGGCGGGTAATCAAAGGCCACGGTGGCCAGCGTCCAGTTCGTGTCGCTCACGCGGGAGAGCTTGCGCGGGGCGTGGCTCCCGTGGGCCAGATACATGATGTCGTTCAACTGCGCGTATTGAATTTCGCGCAGATCGTCCTCGGTGTAGGGCGTGACGATTTCCAAGGGCGCACCGCCGGACTGCACCAAGCTGTTGTTGCCCCAGACGCGCAAGTAGAGGTGGCCAAACTCCAAAACAAAACGGGTGGTCGTGGAAAAGTTAAAGGGAATCAGTCGGCAGCGCCGGTTGGAGAGCTTGGCTTCGCCCAAGTATTCGGTGCCGCTGCGGCGGTAAGCGCCCCCGTAGGGCAGGATGACCATGTTTTCCAAGCGTCGGCACCCACTGCGGTATTTGGCGACGTCGGTGCGGGCGTCCATGTAGGGCGACAGTTCGCCTCCGTTGAACGCGGTAACGAGCAGATTTGGCATGGCCTATTGGCTGGACGGAAACTTGGTGTAGCGGGCGGCGACAAGGTCGCTGTTCGTCCACGGCATCTTGCGGCGCAAACGCTCCTCAAAGGCGTCGGCCATGCGGGCCTTGGGGCCGGTGATGGCTTCGTATTCTTGCAGCAGTTCCTGCGGCATGTTCCGGCTTCCGGTCAGCGGGCCTGCCAGACGCGAGGCCAGCATGGTGGCCAGCGCATGGACAAAGAGCGGGTGGTAGAACGATCCGTCCTCCACGCGGGCGACATACCGGATGTTGGCCTCCTCGGCGTTGGTCAGCAACTGGTCGCCTTCGACGCTGAACTCCCCCAGCCTCTCGTTCGGCTCGTAGCCGTTGAGTTGGACGACGCGCAGGCAATCGACCGGCAACTGGTAGGCGCTCTCCCACTCGCTCTGCGGGGCGGTGGCCAGCTTGTTGAGCGCGGAGCGTCGCATGGCGAAGTTCCAGCGATGGGACTGCAAGACCTCGTCGCGGGTTTGAGCGAAGAAACGGTTGCAAAACTGGGCCTGCTTGCTGTCGTCGGTCAGCGCCATGATCGGGCTGATGCCCAGCTTGGCCAAAGCCAAGTTGCAGATGGAGGTTTCGTCGGCCATGAAAGTTAGAAAAAGGTGGCAGGCGTTTATTCGCGGCCTGCCAGCGCGTTAATCAGTTACAGCTTGTAGGCAATGAGGAAGCTGATTTTCTTCCCTGCGGTCACCGCATTGGTGCGGGTGATCGCGGCGACCACACGCTGGGTGGCCTCGGTGACAGTGTGCCGCGGCAGGACGCTGGCGGTCACGTTAGCCGTGACTGCCGCGGAACCTGCGGTGCTGCTGTTGACACTGATGCTGGTGGCACTGTAGCGGTCGGCGTCAACGGCATCCCCGATGGTGGGGATGGCGATAACGGAACCGCCCATGCTCGCCTCGTTGGAGACGCGCCAGAGTTCCGGCAACGGCGTTGCGCCCACGGGCAGAACGGCAACTTCGATGTTGTCGCCGCTCGCGGCTTCGGTGCCGGTGGTGGTGTAGGTCGCTTCCGCGTAGCGGATGTCACCGTGGGTGAGATCAGCCGAATTGCGGTTGCGGACGTTGAGCGTCAGATTTTCTGGCGCGATGTCGGTGTAGAAGGTAGCCATGTTGGTTGTTCTCCTTGGTTAGTTGTTAGAGGACTTCGTCACACGGGACTTCGACGACTTTGGCTTCCTGCATGCGCGTTGCGCCCAAAGAGGCGACAGTGCGGATCTGCAAGGCGTGGCTCTTGTCGGCACGGATATCGACATGCACTTTGCGTCCCGCGTCGGCCAGCTTGATGCCGGACTTGACGTAGGCGAAGCATGTGCGGACGCCGGTTCCACTCGCGTAGGGCAAGAGGCTGGAAGCAACACGGCGGAAGGTGAATCCCATGAACGTGTTGATCTCGCCGTTGACCAAGGCGCGAACGGTGTTGAAGTCGCCGCTGGTCACCTCGGTCGTGCGGAGCAAATCTTGGATTTGCTTGGCGCTGACGACCATGATGCGCGGGTCACTGTCATCAACTTCAGCGTTGGTGAGCAAGAACGCCGCTTGACGCAGCTTGGCGATGGTGAGGCCACTGTTGGCCGCGGAGCCGGTTTCGACGTAATCGACGCCGATCTTCTGTCCAGAGGGCAGAGCGGTCGGCGTGACTCCGGTTTCTCCGGTGTAGGCGGTGCCAAGGGCGGCATCGATGATCACCTTGTCGGCGGTGCGGGCATAGGCGGCGGCGTGATTCGCAACCGTCTCGCTCTGGGGAAGGCTGACCTCGCCCAGATACTCGCTGTCCCACTCGTCGAACAACGTGGCGTGTTCAAACGGATAGGGGCGAAGCCAGCGTTTGGCCAAGGCCACATCGCTGATGTTGGTGTCGGCTGCGCGGCTGGTGATGCGTTGCATCTCCACTGCGCCCATTTGATTGTAGGATTTCTCCTTGCCGCGGACTGTCTCGACGGAAACGTATTCGCGCAGCTTGGAAAGTTTCTGCTGAAGCAGATGCTCCCAGTTGCTGGAGAACTCCGTCGTGAAGTATTGCGGAATTTGTGATACGGGCATAACTAACTCCTTTGGTTTTGACTAAACCGGCGTCGTGCCGATCTCGTCGGGTTGATTGGTTGTGGTGTCCTCGGCGCTACCGATTATCCGCGAACGCGGGTCGTCGGCCTTGGGCTGCCGTCGGACAGGCTCCACAAGGAGTTGTCTGCCTAACTGTGCGCGAGAATTGCGCTGCGCCGGAAGTGGCGCAAGGGTTTAGTCAAAAAAGTTTCGGGCTTTTGTGTATAGCAAAACGCCGTTCGGTATACACAACGTGTCGATGCCTTAAACATAATGCACACAAAGTGTCGAAATCTGTGCAAACCGTCGGCGCTTTTGCACAAATCATGTCACTTTGTGATAATTCACCGCATGTTTAGAGCGATGTAGAGGAACGCGAAGTTGCTGGCCATGTATCCGGCAAAAACCGCCGACATGGGGTAGTTGCCTTGCATGTAAAAACCCACCGCCGTCCAGCCGTAGCAGATTGTGCAGATAAGTAGCGGGACAAAGGTCACCCGATGACTCCGTCGTTGTGCCGCGCCAGCCAGCCACAGACCTCGCTAACCAGACGCCCGATCTCGTCTACGCACTCCTCGTCCAAGTCAAACAGGCGGGCGTGGATTAGTTCGTGGCAGGCCAATTCGATGCCGCGGTGACTGATAGCGTCGGGATGGATGTAGATCGTGCGGTCGTCCTTCACGCACAACCCGTCGTGGGTCACGCGGGCCGGTGGGCGCTGAATCTTGATCCGCCACGGTTTGCCGTCGATCGCGACACGCTTTGTGGGGATGCGGCGGCTCATTTGAGTCGGTAATGAGGGATGGGTCGGGTGACGCTGCCGGAAGTTATCCGGAACGTCTTGCGCTCGCACCGGCCCTCGGCCACGGCGCGGCAGAGCATGGCACCCACCGTGGGGGTGGCCTTGCCCAGCTTGGCCGCTATTTCCTTGGGGGTGAGCCAGCCCTCCGGCACCTCGT